TCACATAAATACTTGAAAATTCTAGTCGTAATGGAGACATCATGATGGCGACGGATGTTCAGAATTCATTGATAGAAAGATCGACACAAAAACCAACCATAGTGACACCAGAGATGCTTGGTACACCACCCATAGCACCTCTCCACCCCAAGAAGTCGGCAAACGAGAAGAAGACGATCACGCTGTGCATGATCGTCAAGAACGAGGCAAAGGTGATTGAGAGATGCCTCGCTTCCGTTCTCCCCGTCATAGACCATTGGGTAATAGTTGACACCGGCTCAACCGATGGAACTCAGGAGAAGATCAAGGACTTCTTCAATAATGTTGGCATTCCAGGTGAACTTCACGAAGTCCCTTGGGTTGACTTCGGGACCAATCGTTCCAAGGCACTTGAACTTGCGAGAGAAAAAGCAGACTACTCGTTGATGATTGATGCCGACGAGGTGTTGGTCTATGATTCAAACTTTGATCCAGAAACATTCAAGAAGGGCCTGGTCGCAGACCTTTACAATGTCTTTGCTTTCTACGGAAATACTCGTTATCACCGTCCTCAGTTGACATCAAACAACAAGAGATTCTACTATCGTGGAGTACTCCATGAGTATGTTGATTGTCACGACAAGATTGATACTCGGGACTTCGCAAGAGGTTTCACCAACACTCCGATTCAGGATGGTGCAAGATCAACAAATCCCCAGAAGTATCAGGATGACGCTAAGGTATTTGAGGAAGCTCTTGCATCTGGCAAGGTTGACGAGAAGGATGTCAATCGATACCACTTCTACCTAGCACAGAGCTATCGTGATTCTCACCAGTGGGAGAAAGCGATGGCAGCGTACCAAAAGAGGGTTGAATTGGGTGGTTGGCAAGAGGAAGCTTTCTACTCCAAGTATCAGGTTGGAAGAATCATGGAGATACTTGAGAAACCAATAGACGACATCCTCAAGGCATATTTTGACTCATATCAGATGGCTCCCTATCGTGCTGAACCCCTCTGGGCTGCAGCTCGCATATGCCGTCTCTACTCTCGTTTTGATCAGGGGTATCGTTACGCGAAGATCGCAATCGGTTTGAACTATCCAGAGGGTGCCTTGTTCGTGGGACAAAGCGTCTACGAATGGGGAATCTGGGACGAGTATTCAATATGTGCTTTCTGGACCGAAAGATACCGAGAAGCATACATTGCCACTGGCAAGTTGCTTCAGGAGAACAAGTATCCACAGGACCAGAAGCAACGGATTGAAGCAAACCACAAGTTTGCTATGGATGCTCTGGTGAAGCGGGGCGGTACCATCTGAACCAAGAAAATCTCCTAAATAGTTAAAGTTTAGGAGATTTTTCACATGGCAAAGTTAACTGAAAGACAGCAGTTGGTAGACTACTGTCTTCGAAGACTTGGCGCACCAGTAATAGAGATAAACGTTGACGGAAGTCAGATTGAAGATCGTCTTGACGACGCTCTTCAATTGTTCTCCGAGTTTCACTTTGATGGTGTGGAGAAGGTATACCTGAAGTACGTCCTCAAGCAAGAGGACATTGACAATGGTTATATATTACTAAAAGCATCAAATACGGGATTCAAGGATAGTGACAGGAACATAACTGCCACGGAGGTGGGGGTGACCGAGACCGTCCCAATGGAGGACTTGATCACCAGCGTCGTTCGCGTGTTCCAGTTGAGGAACACATCCATTGGAATGTTTGACATTCGTTATCAATACGCACTCAACGAGTTGTACACTTTCGGATCCTTTGACCTCCAGAACTACGCAATGATCCAACAATACCTGAACCTTCTCTCGGACATACTCACTCCCGAGAAGCAGATTGAGTTCAGTAGAGTCACGAACAAGATAACCTTTCCCATGACCTTGAGGAAGGAATTCAATGCTGGTGACTATCTCATAATAGAATGCTACAGGGTTCTTGATCCTAGGGTTTATCCAGAGATATACAACGATAGACTTCTCAAGAAATACACGACAGCTCTCATAAAGAGGCAATGGGGCGAGAACTTGTCCAAGTTTGAAGGAGTCACCTTGCCCGGTGGAGTGACATTCAATGGCAAGAGGATGATTGACGAAGCACAAGTAGAGATCGATAACATAGAGCAACAGATAATAAGTGAATTTGAACTACCAGTTGATTTCATCGTGGGATAAAGATGGCACTCAACAAGTACTTCATAAATCACAACTCGTCCTATGAGCAGACACTCATAGAGGACTTGGTCGTGGAAACCATCAAGATCCACGGTTTTGACATGTACTACATTCCAAGGGAACTCGCGGTCCAACCCGACATATTCGGAGACGATCCGATATCCTCCTTTCGTCAGCACTTCATAATGGAGATGTACCTCCAATCAGTGGATGGATTTGAAGGAGACGGCGACTTCATAGGAAAATTTGGTCTTGAGATCCGAGACAGGGCTACCTTCGTCGTCTCAAAGAAGAGGTTCCAGAACATAACCGACAGGTTCAGGCCATTTGAAGGAGATCTTCTTTATTTTCCCCATACCAAGAAGTTCTTTGAGATAAAGTTCGTCGAACATGAGAATCCCTTCTATCAACTAGGAAAGAACTATGTATATTCCCTGAGTGTTGAACTCTTCCAGTTCAGTGAGGAGAACATCAAGACGAACTTGGAGGAGATAGACGACGCGGTGGAGAAGAGGGAGTACACCACGACTCTTACATTGGGTGCGACTGGTGGTATAGGGACTTTCTCCGAAGGAAAATCGGTGTTTTCCTTCGATGATGGATCCACCTCTGGTTCATTGACAGCTTCCGATTCTTCTGGAACAGTGGTCGGTTACTCGGGTGGAAAGTTGGTGATCACGAATCCTAGGGGTCCATGGAGGACTTCGACAGCAACGAAGAACAGATACGCCATATCAAGTGACACCCCCTTCTATGCTAAGATAGAGAGTTCGACGAACAAGACGGATGAGAACGACGAGTTCAACGACAATCTACCCATCACCGACAAGTTGGACGACTTCTTGGACTTCAGTGAGACCAATCCATTCGGAGACATGAACTGATGTACGAGTACTTCTATCACTCGATCACCAAGAAAGCAGTCGTTGCTTTTGGTTCAATGTTCAACGACATCTACATTGCTCGATACAACAGTGATGGTACGGAGAAGGAACGCATGAAGGTTCCTCTGTCCTACATGACCAAGCAAAAGTTCGTCTCAAGATTGAAGCAAAATCCAGAACTCACCAACGACTTCTACATGTCCCTCCCAAGAATGGCGTTTGAATTCACGACCCTCATCTACGATGCTTCAAGAAAGAATGATAATTTCCAGAAGACGGTTGGCGGTAGCAACAACTTGTATGCTTTCAGGTATGGTAGGGTTCCCTACAATCTCACCTTCATGCTTCATGTGTTTGCCAAGAACACGGACGACGCTTTGCAGATATTGGAGCAAATTATTCCTTGGTTCACTCCAGAATACTCCGTCAACGTGAAGATGGTGAATCCAACCGACATGAGCGTTGATGTACCATTCATCATACAAAATGTCACCTACGACGAGGATGTGGAGGATTCCGACTTTCAAAGTAGGAAGACAGTGATGGTCACCATTGAATTCGTGTCGAAGATATTCTACTATGGACCCACCAAGAGCATGCCACTAGGTGCTACCAGTGCCACTGGTGGTTATGATGGGGGTGCCAATGGTGGTGGTGGCTTTGGTCCAAATGTGGTGATACCACAGGGAATGATAGGAAAGGTCATAACATCCGCCTACGAGTTTCGTTCCGATGTTCCTTTCATGACGATGGAGATGGGTCTTACTGGAAATGTGAATCCAAGCAACTCCAGTCCTACAGGTTCGGATCAAACTTATGTAGTTTGGACTCGTCTTGGTAGTTTTTCCTGACTGCTAGTCGATTCGTCGCATAAATATCCAGTGTGTTCGTAGCCGAAAGAATACTTTCAAGTTTAACAATAATGAGTGAAGAAGTAGAAAAAAAGATATCTGATGCTCTTGGCATAGAATACATTCCAGTGAAGGATGAAGTTGAGATAATAGAGCCCAGAGCACAGGAAAAATCGGATCACGTAGATACCGATTATGACTTGGTTCGAAAGAACCTGAAGAACCTAATAAACCAATCAGAAGCTGCCATTGAAGGAATCCTTGACGTGGCTAGCGAGAGCGAGAGTCCTCGGGCATATGAGGTGGTAGCTCAGCTGATACACAGTAGCCTGGATGCCAACAGCAAGCTCCTTGAGATCCACAAGAGGATGAAGGACTTGAGGAAGGACGACGAGTCAAAGGTCACCAGCGTCACGAACAACTCAATATACGTAGGCAGCACAGCTGAGCTTCAGAAGTTCCTTCTGGAGAGGAAGAAGCAACAGATGCTGGAGGACAAGAATGCCACTAAAGAATAGTGATCACTATCTTGGCAATCCACTCATCAAAGCTGCGAACATCAAGGTCCAGTTCACTCCCGAGCAGGTCGAGGAGTACCTGAAGTGCTCCAGCGATCCCATCTACTTTCTCGAAACATACATCAAGATAGTCCATGTTGACAAGGGACTGATTCCATTTGAGATGTATCCGTTCCAGAGGAACATCGTTCGGACGATACACGACAACCGATTCACCATCTGCAAGTTGCCTCGCCAGAGTGGAAAGTCCACGACGATGGTATCCTATCTACTTCATCATGTCCTGTTCAATCAGGACAAGAAGGTCGCCATCCTAGCAAACAAGTTGAGCACTGCTAGGGAGTTGCTCCAGAGGTTGAAGAAGTCATACGAGAACCTTCCGAAGTGGCTGCAGCAAGGAATCGTGGAATGGAACAAGTTGTCAATTCAACTCGAGAATGGTTCAAAGGTGATTGCTTCCTCAACATCCTCGTCTGCTGTACGTGGTGATACGTATAGCATAATTTTGCTCGATGAATTTGCCTTCATCCCCAATAACATCGCTGAGGACTTCTTCAACTCCGTTTACCCCACGATATCTTCCGGTGAGACGACGAAGGTGGTGATCGTAAGTACTCCCAAGGGAATGAACATGTTCTACAAGATGTGGAAGAACGCGGAGAACGGAAAGAACTCCTATGTTCCCATTGAGGTTTTCTGGAACGAGGTTCCTGGTAGGGACGATAAGTTCCGAAAGGAGACCATCCAAAACACCTCCGAACGACAATGGATGCAGGAGTTTGAGTGTCAGTTCCTCGGTTCGGAGGACACCCTCATATCCTCGGCGAAGTTGGCTTCCATGCCATTTGAGGAACCATTGAGGTCCACCGCCGATGGAATATCCATATTTGAGGAACCCAAGAAGGACAGTGTATACATCATGTGCGTTGACACCTGTCGGGCACAGGGTGCGGACTATCATGCATTCTCGGTGATCGATGTCACTCAGATGCCCTATCGGATGGTTGCAAAGTTCCGAAACAACACCCTCCCAGTCCTCATGTATCCCACCGTGGTGGAGAAGTTAGCAAAGTTCTACAACAACGCACATGTCCTTATTGAGATCAATGACGTCGGTTCCGAGGTAGCGGACATACTCTATCAGGAGATGGAGTACGAGAATGTCGTCATGATATCCAACCGAGGCAAGAAGGGACAGAAAGCAGACGGTGGATTTGGTGACAGGGGATCCGTCCAGTTCGGGGTTCGAACCAGCTACCAGATCAAGAAGTTGGGATGCTCCATCCTCAAGGAGATGATAGAACAGGACAAGTTGCTGGTGACTGACTTGGATGTCATATCCGAGATGAGTACCTTCATATCCAAGGGAATATCCTACGAAGCATCCGAAGGACACCACGATGATCTGGTGGATACCCTCATGTTGTTCTCATGGTTGACCACCCAGACCTACTTCCGAGAGATCATAGACATAGACACCCGAAAGAAGTTGTATGAGCGAAGATTGTCGGAACTGGAGCAATCCTTGAGTCCTTTCGGGTTCATAGAGGACGGGATGATGGACTTGGAATCGGAGAGATTGAGGGATGCTAGTATCCTGGCCAGGGAATCAACCGATCAGGAGAGGGTTCTACCCCCCTCCGACATGAACATGGACGACGACGCCAGTTTCTTTTGGTCCTAGTGGACCAAAATGGGTGAAACTATAAATAAAGTAAAGTAGATGTATTCCGCGTCTTTATCAAGGAGAGAGAAATATGGCATTTCAAGTCAGTCCAGGCATAAACATCAGTGAGATCGATCTCACGACCATAGTTCCAGCAGTTGCTACTTCGAGAGCTGGAATCTCGTTCAACACCGAGTGGGGTCCGGGCAATGTTCCTACATTGATTGACACTCCCAAGACCTTCAGGGAGATCTTTGGTGATGTCAAGGAGTGGAACTATGCTAACTACTTCACTGCTTTGAACTTCTTGTCTTATTCAAGGGGCCTCCTAATGGTGAGATCCTTGGGTTCTTCAAGTGAAGCGGCAAACGCGAATACCGCAGGAATAACTGCTGGAGCTGCTGGTGGGGGTGCATATGCTCCCAATGACGAATACGACATATCAACCAAGAGTGGTGGGTTTTATGCTAAGTATGCTGGAGAAAAAGGAAGCTCGTTGGCGGTTGCTATCGCCAACAAGGATGTACCTAGTTCTTGGGAATACTATAGTAGCTTCAGAAGAGCTCCTCAGTCCACAGACAACCTCCTCAATATAGCGGGAGTGACCACGAACGACCAAATCCATGTTGCCGTGATTGACGAGGACGGTTTGTTCTCGGGAACCAAGGGGACCGTTCTTGAAAGATTTGAGTCGGTTTCCCTGCATCCCAAAGCAAGAAGAGCAGATGGAACTTCCTTGTACTTCAAGAATGTCATAAACAACGAGTCAAACTACATCAAGTGCGGTGGAGCACTCGATGCGTTTGACCTCACAACCAATTATCCATCAACCATATTCGGTGCCGGTGGTCTGAATGTACAGACTGTTACCTCAAGCAACTGGGATAGCACCTACAACTTTACTTTTGGTGCTTCCAGTACTGTTTTTGCTTCATTGAGTCAAGGAAAGGGTCAAACCTATTCGGGATCAAAGACGACCATAGGAAGTGGCATAGGTTATGATGCTCTCGCCGATGCCGAGAAGATTGATGTCAACCTCATATTGGGTGGAGACATTGAATCTTCGAATGATGTTTCAAACCTCAAGCAAATAGCAGAGACGAGGAAGGATTGCGTCGTATTCCTATCTTGCCCAGTGGGAAGAGGAGGAAATAACCTCACCGATAGCGACTCGGAGAAGGCTGACATCTGCGTCAACTTTAAGAACACGGTTGGTTCCTCCTCATATGTGGTGATAGACTCTGGATACAAGAAGCAGTTAGATCCATTCAATCAACTTGACAGATGGGTTCCCCTCAACGGAGACACCGCCGGTCTGGTAGCAAGAACCGAATTCAACAAAGATCCGTGGTGGTCACCCGCAGGATACAACAGAGGATTGATAACCAACGATGGTGTCTTGGCATTCAACCCGAACAGAACCTACAGGGATAGAATTTATCCCAAGGGAATTAACCCAGTCATCCGCGAGAAGGATTTTGGAATACTCCTCCTCGGTGACAAGACAGCTTTGTCAAAACCAAGTGCTTTTGATCGAATCAATGTCC